TGGGATCTATATTATCTGGAAATTCAATCTTATTAAGAATGTTATAAAAGTAAAACTGCTTACCATTTTTACCTTCTGTGTATATTCTAAATATTCTCTCATACCGCGTCAATGGAAGCGGTTCTAATGCTTCTATGTCGTCTTGATATTTTCCTGTTGTACCTGTTAAACTCATCTTATTATGTATATTTAAAATCCACCACCACCGCCGGCTGCTGTTGCTTGTTCTCTCAATTCACCCAAAGCTACAGCGCGCTCTCTTTGATATTGACCTCCAGATTGACTTGGAGTTTGTACCATTTTCATAAAATTAGCTGGTTCTACTGTTAAAGATGTAAAGCTCAAAGTAACTGTATAAGCTTCAGGAATGATAACACCGTCAATTTTTCTTCTTTGGCCTAATAATGAAACATTCATGTTGTCTAGAGAAGCCCACTCTATATATCTTAAACCGGGGACCTCGATGTGGTAGATTGCTGGAAAGGTCATGCCTAATGGCCCTTCCCTTGTAGGCCTATTTATCTTAGTAAACTCTTTTATAAACTCAGCATTTTTAGCTGGCGCGTCATCGTTTAAAGTATTAGATAAAACAAATTGTAACTCTAGACCTTGGTCAGTGTTAGCATATTGATAAAATTTTGGAGTCTCAATATAGCTACCTGGCGCACCTATAGTTTTAGCACCAGCCATAGTTGTTTTCATGCTCTGGATACCTTTAACAAAACTATCCGATGAAAAGAGATCTGCCGCAGTGCCGCTCTTAAGAGCACCAAATGCTTCACCTCCTAAATTTTTAACATTTTCTACTAACCCACCACCAATTGAACCAATGCCTTTCGCTAATTCCAGACCACCACCAACAATTTTTTCACCGGCACCAGCTAAGTTTTCAAGAACTTCAGCACCAATCATTCTTGCACCTCTTTGACTTATTGGGGAAAACGTATCTGCATATTCACTGCTGAATGAACGATATGCATCAGTAAAGAAGGGAAAGAAAAATGTTCCTAGTGTCTTCGATCCTTTGTACAACCCTTTATAAAATGCAATTCCAGCATCTTGATTTGTTGCTAACATACTGTCTAACTGAACAGTATTTAGATACCCGTTGATAAATTGTTGTAGTTGGTTGTTTTCTAACTGATGCGCAACCACAATAGCATTAGGAGCCTCTTCACGTAAAGGCGAATTTCTTGGAACAGAAGTCCAGTCATAATCTCTAACTATATCGTAGTCGGCCATAATAATATTTATGTAAGAGATCCGGGTGTATGCATGCTATAAGGTGAATTATAGAACTCTACTCTACTATCTGCAAAACTTGGGCCATCCGGGCTCCCTTGTGTACCAGGAATGCTATTATCTTGACGTGGCATTGGTAAAGCTCTAGTTCCCCCTCCCGCCGGCTTTTTAACTAGCAACTCCGTAAGCTGTACTAATTGATGTAGATACTTATTAGAAATTTCAATCGCGGATACTTGAAGCGCAGCAAGTTTACCCGAAAACTTTTCATCTGGAGAAAGAAATGAATCATCTAGCAACTGACTTATAGCACCACCTGCCTTCATTCCTAAAAGCTCGTCCTTTGAACTAAATGGCATTACCGTGCCACGTTGCATAATAAAGTCTTGCATTTCAGAAGCCGGCTTTTTCTTTGTTAAAGCACCAAGAGCAAACCCGCCAATATCTTGTACCCATTTTGGCTTCAGTACATGATCAGAAATTAATCCCCCAATAAATCTACCTAAAAGATCACCACCTATCGCACCTATTAAAGTACCCACAACCGGTATAGGTATAAGACTGCCACCTATAGCTCCAATAGCAGCACCCGCCATTGCTGTGACCCCTTTTACTGCTCTTTTACCTGCTTGTTGCCTTAACTCATCTTCAGTAATTTCTCCCGCTTCATACCTTTTTTGTAGTTTCTGCAAGTCACCTTTCATAAAAAACCCTTCAATAATAGGGCCTATAACAGGTATTTTAGCAAACTTCTTTAATATACCAAGTATACCACCTGCTCTTTTTACCATCCCACCGGCGTATTTTGAAATTGCATTTTTAGCCGGTGTTAATGCTTTGTCTTTCATCCAGGCGGACCCCTTACCTATGTATGATCCAGCTGCTTTTACACCACTCCATGCAGCTGTAGCGCCTCCTTTAATAGCTCCTCCTACAGCTGTAGCGCCTCCTTTAATAGCGCCTCCTACAGCTGTAGCACCTCCTTTAATAGCGCCTCCAACCTGACTTGCCTTTTGACCGACAAAACTAGCTGCTCTTTTCCACCATGGCCCTTTCGCAGCTTGTTGAGGTCTAGGAGCAGGGGCCGGCCTAGGCGGCCTTGTAGCAGCAGTAGCACCTGCAGTTGCGGCGGCTACAGAGCTCTTTGCTAGCGTTGGAAACAGTTTACCTATACCAGGTATCTTCGAAATTGCATTCTTAAAAAAGGTACCAACAGCTTTTAAAGCTCCAACAACTCTATCCTTTACAGAGTTAAATAGAGCTTTTGCAGCCTCTTTTCCTTTAGTGAGCATTTCACCAAATTTTTTCCATATAGGCAGCTCTTTAAAACCAGTCCATAATTTACTAAAGAATCGACCTACACCTCGAATGCCGCTCTTTACCATGTTCCACGCGCCGCGGCCTACTGCCTTTATACCCGCCCATGCCTTTTTGAACATTCCTTTTAACAAATCCCAACCTTTACCAAGGGCCCATTTAATAAACCCCCATAGCTTACCACCCATCCATTTTATAGATCTCCATAACCAACCACCTATTGCTTTAAATATTCCTTTCTTTGCTCCACCGAAAAATCCTAAAGTACCTAATAAACTAGATAACCAACCTAAGAGCCCCTTACCGGCCTTTTTGCCCTCGCCCTTGAGGTTTTTAGCCATATCCGCAGCATCTTGACCATCCCTTTGTGATTTTGATACAACAGTTTCTGGCTTTGTATCTTTGTCGTACTTTGACTTTATCTTAAACCATCTCTCAACAATAACGTCCGTTGTATTCTTAACACGTGTTTTTTCTGGCGAAGTTAAAGAAGGTTTTACTTTACCTTTAACGCCATATAAAGATGAATTAACAACGTTCTTTCCAATACTATCGGTAGCTTCGGAGTCAGAAGCTGAGCCCTGCACTGCTTCTAGTGCTTGAGATACGATTGCTAATATTTCACTGGTAGATGTTGCCACCTAAATATTTAATCATCCGCCGAAGTATCGAAAAAGTCAGCATCGATAGAAACTTCCGTCTCATCTACTGTTAAAACGTTACTATTATACACATTAACACTTTCAATAAAGTCTGAAATTTTCGAATATGTACTAAGGGGAAGCCTTTCAACAAGCTTTACGCGTTCATGAATCCGAACATCTTCCATATTAAGTACATCGTCATCCACCTGAATACTGTCAATATACTTAATAATCTCGTAAATATATAATTTACCTACGCCTTCTTTTAACAGCTCCTGCTCATTGTCGATCTCCTGTTCACATTTTTTTAACAAAACATTTTCCTGTCTCAGTGTAGGTATTTTAAGAGTCAGTTTTAAGTTACCCTCTTTAATAGAAGCCTCATCTTTAACGCTAATAGGTATATTTTTTAAATTATCGAGAACCTTCTGCAACTCAACAGAGCCAGCTTTTGTACCTAGAGCATTTTTTCTCAGCGTTACAACAAACGGTAATTTATCATAAACTTTTAAATCAGATAAACCGGAATTGTCGATAATAATCTTATTAAGCGTCTTGTTAAAATCTAATGTACCTCTAAGCCCATCCAAAGCAGAAGAGATAAGATCTTTTTGCTGTTTTAAATTTAAAGGCTTGGTAGGTACTTTCTTTTTTAAAGAAGGTACAAAAACATCAATCGTCTTCTCGTTGAGTTTATCTAATTTGGATATAAAAGAAGAAACATTTTTACTCATACAGATATTTAGCTAGCATTTTGTTTTTGCAAGTTTTCGTTCTGCTTTTCAACTTCATCTGCATACAACTTATAAAAATCTTCAATCTCCAAATACGTACAGTTTATTAAAAAAGATACATCGGGTATTCTTCTGCTTAATACAAAAAGCATTTCTCTATAATTAGTAGCAGTTACACAATCAAATATTCTAGCAATAAACGATGGGAGGGTCGGGTCTAACATGTTTAGCTCAATTTCATCCATTTCTAGATTTTCTCTTTCTTCAAATGCTATCATTTTAAAATGAGATCTATTCTTTTGTACAAAATTCTCTAGATGTTCAAAAATAGCCTCGGGCAATTTACTGATAATTTTACTATATTCCTCTTCAGATAACAATGCCATAGCTATCTTCATATCATCAATTTTTACGCTCTTAATAAGTGAAAATATAAAATCAGAACTACCTAGGTTAAATCTTGAAGGGTAATCTAAAACACACTGAATATCTCCGACATCTATTACTTCATGGATTTCATCAAATGTACCTATATTTGTTCTTAATAAATTTAAATCTACATTAACGTTACCTTTGCTAGACCCAACGGTAATCTCCTCACCAATACATTTTTCTCTTAACAAAAAAAATGTGAATAACTTGTCAATTACATTTAAACCTTTAGTTAAAATAAATGATTCTAAAAAATTAACTGTACCAGTTACTGAAGTATCACTATATAAGGCTATTTTTCTTAGATCTTTATATAGAATTTCATTTACCAAAACCTCCTTTTTGTTAGGAAGTGTAAAAGTTATTTCCATATTATTAATTATAACACTAATTGTGTTTATAAAGGCGCGTAATTTTTAAATGCAAAAGTAACACTCTTTTCTAAAAATGACTCATTATCGTAATCAATTGTATACCCTTCAACATTAGTAGGGAATACATCTGTAAAGTTATATCCTTTACGTACTTCACCTTTATGGTTATATTGCCTTAAAATTACATTAGGACAAAGCAAACCTCTATTAATTAACCCGTCAATACCAACCGCTATCATCCACGGTCTAAAGAAATTATGTTCTAAGTCATCATCTGTGTCAAAAATATTTACAGCTAACGTTCTAGTTAAAAATCCTTGCCGGCGATTAACACCATAAGCAGGTAAAAAGCCTCCTAGGTTTACATCTGCACCTGCTTCTAAAAATTCTGTTGTCTCGCCCGGAACTGCGACTTCGCGCGCGACTAACGTATTACCATTTGATACAAACTCTTCAGGTGTGTTTTTTACTCTCCAGCTTTCACCAGCCTTTTCTAATGCTTGGTCGACTTGACCTCTTACAGAACCAGCATTAGAAAATTCTATCTTCCAAAGAGTAGGGAGAGAGAGATAGTATCTTGAGGGACCTCCAACGCTATAGTTGTTAAGAAAATCGTATACTTCACCAGCCATTAATATTATTTAATCAGCTATCCGATTAAACATATACTAACTAAAGTCTCTATAGAAGTGGTAGGCGAATGTAGTAGAGAAGTTTAACACTTCACCAGTACCTTCAGCAATAGAGTACTCAATGTCACCAATTTCTCTAATTGATGCACCAACTAGTTCGATGTTTCTAACATCGTTTAAGTTTTTATCTATTTGTACTAAGTTAATTACTGATTCTTCTCCGGGCATGCCATATGCACCGGTGGATGTTTCATTATTAAACACTGCTCTTGAAGCAGCTTCCATTTTTGTTCGAAGCTCACAATTTTCATCATGATAGAATTCAATTGAATAACCTTCAGCATTAGCATATGTCGCTCTACCTGGCACCTGAAATACTTGGCCAAAGTAATTAACGTTAACGTTGTCAATGTTTCTGCCAGGTAAAGATGCTGTCCTAGCATAAACCAGGTCATCCTCTCCATCAAACCTAATACCTCCTATTAAGTCTATTTGCCTTACTCGAAATAGAAAATCTCGAGAAAATTGCTTCGATGCAGCTCTGGTAAAGAAGTTCTGAATAGTTGTTGCCATAATATTATTTAATTGTTTGATTCATTAACCACCGACTAATTCTTCAAAATTAGCATCTGTTCTAGTAGCGTAGAAGTTAACTAAGATAAACTCTGCGGTCCTTGTCGGTTTAATGTAGATGTCAACCACTAGCTCGTTAGCATCGATAACCGCTGCAGTGTTGTTTCTCTCATCACACACGATCAAGTAGTCGTATAAGCCTTCATTGTTTTTAGCCCTTTCAAAGATTGGAGTAAGTGTATTAACTAATCTAGTTCTGGTAAACTCTGTATTTTGTTCAAATACAAAGAACCTAGAAGCTTTCTTAGTTGGCCTCTCTAGTGATAAGAACAACCTTCTAACATTAATTCTATCAAATGCGCTCGATTTCTTAGAAAGTGTCTTTTGACCAAATATTACTAATCCCTGTGATGGGAATTGTGCTACTGGGTTAATGTTAGCTTTATAAAGCTCATCTCTTTGCTTTTGATTTGGATTAACTGCAATGTCATTTGCAAATGTTACAAGACCTCTAGTGAAACCAGCTGGTGCAAACCATGGGAAGGTTGCTGCATCAGTTCTTGCCATTGTTGCTCCAGCGAAACCAGAGAATGGGGCCCAAA